CATATCCTTTTACGAAGACACCGGCTCAACGGCTAAGTTCTTTTGGGACGCTAGTGCAGAACGATTAGGCATAGGCACCACATCTCCAAGCCAAGAACTTGAGATTTATAAAAGCTCAGGAGATTGCAACGTGTTAATATCATCCAATAACGGAGCCTCTCAAATATTCTTTGGTGATACCGAAGATGTTAATGTGGGTATCATTCGTTACGATCACGCAAGCAACTTCATGCGCTTTAACGTCAATGCTTCAGAAGCCATGCGAATAGACTCATCTGGCAACGTGCTTGTTGGTAAGACTGCATTTGGGTTATCAACAGACGGGGTGCAGCTAAGTCCTCTTAACTCTAGTGCATTTACAGCATCATCCTCCGTTCCTTTGTACGTTAACCGCAAAGGGAATGATGGCGAACTAGTCAACTTCCGCAAAGACGGCCTAACTGTTGGGTCTATTGGTGTCGTGGGTGGTTCAATTATATTAGGTAGAGGAGACACCGCATTAGCTCTTAATGATGTTTTAGACGCTGTATATCCCATAGAAGCAGATGGTACTCCGAGAGACGCGGCTATTGATTTAGGACGTTCTGGAACATCTGGTCGCTTCAAAGACCTCTACCTATCAGGCGGTGTTGTCTTTGGAACAACAGGTGGGTCAGTTTCAAGTAAAACCTTGGATGACTATGAGGAGGGTACTTGGACTCCTTCTTTTGGAGGAACAGGAGTAAACCCTTCTGTAAGTTTCTCAACTACTGGCCCTGCCGAATACGTCAAAGTGGGAACAGTAGTAACGGCTTCAATGGCATTTTTTGGCGATATTACAGCGGCAGGTTCGGGAGCGGCATCTATACAGGGTCTGCCGTTTCAGGCAAAGGGTTCAAGAGGTGTGGCTTCAATTAATTATAACAGTGCAACAGCAAATCCAACTACAGGGGTTTCAGGTTATATAGAAGACAACGCAATCATCTGCTACTTGCATCAAGGTGGCTCAACTACTGGTGAATCGTGGGCGGCAGGAACAAGCCAAAGACTGTTTTTTAGTATTACATATATCGTAGATTAATAACAACCATACGCCTATCGGACGGTAGGCACAGACAGGAGAAGTACAAATGGCATTAACTAAGACAGTAGTAGAAGATAAGATAGAGGTAGTTGGAAGCTACAAGTCAGTACAAATAAGAACAGCCACAGTCATCAAAGAGGATGGCGTAGAGTTATCACGCTCATTCCACAGACACGTTGTAACAGCAGGACAGGACTACTCTGGTGAATCTACAGAAGTCCAAGCAATCTGTGCGGCTGTACATACGGCGGAAGTTGTAGCGGCTTATGAAGCCTCTCAAGTAACCCCCGAAGATGGTGCGCCCTAATGGAACTAACACTCAAGAGCCTCAAGTCTAAGACAGTACAGTTCTCCATAGCCCTAGCTGTCCTGAGCATCCTCCAAGGCTATGTAGGCTTCTTGCCTGTTAGCCCCGCAGGACAGGCTACGGTGGGATGTATAATCGCAAGCTGCGTCACGGTACTTAGATTTGTAACAACCACTGGCATAGCTGACAAGTAAAGGAGAATAACTATGGGCGAGAAAAAAACAACTCCCATTACGATCAATGACGTTGAATACACTTATGAAGATATGACCATAATCCACCTGTACCCGCTCTGCTTCGGTATCGGGCTTAAGTCCACTTAGGTGGCCTCTACACAGCCTATGTAGACATCACAGAAGCTCAGGCTATTGGATGGGTACAGGCTGATGTAGATGCTGTGTTGCGCTTTGTAACTACCACTGGTATTGCTGATAAGTAAAGGAGATAACTATGGGCGAGAAAAAAACAACTCCCATATCGATAAACGATAAAGAATACACTTATGAAGATATGACCGAGCAACAGCAGGCAATGGTTAATCACTGTAATGACTTAGACAGAAAAATTAAGTCCACCCAGTTTAACCTTGACCAATTGTCAGTAGGTAAGGATGCATTTATCAGCATGCTAGTTTCCGACATTGAGAAAGAAGAAGCTGAAGAGTAACTATGTTACTAGCCTTTGCGTTGATCGTTACAGTAAACGGTGAGGTTGACGCAAAGGCAACAAGTTACTGGCGCAGTTTAGAAAGATGTAGGTGGTTCGCAGAAGAGCTTACCGCACAAGGCATAAGAAGACGTTACCACACGCCAGTAATGGCTTATTGCATCCCAAAATATGTAAACCCTAATAAGGTTCCAGTACACGATTAAAGGCTCCATAATGGCAACTGTAAAAGAAGCGTTACTTAAACTTGAAGCCCACGAAAGAGAATGTACTGTGCGCTATACCAACATAGAAAGACGCTTAGATTCAGGTAGCGAAAGGTTTAAAAGGTCTGAACTTATGCTATGGGGTATGTACCCACTAATAATTGGGTTGTTTATTGTAGAGAGGTTATAGATGGCGATTTTATCAAGTCTTATCGGCCCAGTTACAGGTCTTCTTGACAAATTCATAGAAGATAAAGATCAGCGCAATGCTTTGGCGCATGAAATTGCAACAATGTCACAGAAATACGCGCAAGAAAGTGTCATGGGGCAGTTAGGTGTCAACAAGGTTGAAGCGGCTCACAAGTCCTTATTCGTAGCCGGATGGCGTCCATTCGTGGGGTGGGTAGCTGGAGTTGGCCTAGCCTATAACGTAATTATTGCTCAAATACTTGGTATCTGGTTTACCGTGCCAGAAGTTGACCCTTCATTATTAACCCCCGTGCTTATGGGCATGTTGGGTATGGGCGCAATGAGGTCTTACGAGAAGGCCAAAGGCGTGCAAAGAGAGAAATAATGCTAGCCGAAATAGCGGCAGCTAATGCTGCATTTCAAGTCATTAAAGGAGCCTTGTCCAACGGCAAAGAGCTTTATGATGTTTCGGCTAAAGCCACGGAATATTTTGACAATAAGTCAGCCATTGTTAAGAAAGCTCAGAAGGGTGGAGGCAAAGAAGAACTCCAGTGCTTTATGGAGCTTGAAAAGATCAAAGAGCAAGAAGAATGGCTCAAAGAGTACATGATCTACGCAGGAAGAGCAGATATGTACAAAGACTGGCTACAATTTCAGTCTAAGTGCAAAAGAAATAGAGAAAGAGCAGAGCGTATACGCAAAAATAAAATAGCAAGTAACATAGCACTTTTTTGGGCTGTATTGCTTTGGGGTACAGGAGGATTAGTTATACTGCCTTTGAGCTTATACATAGCGTTTAAAATATTTGGAGTCATATAGAAATGAAGTACTTTAAAATAGGAGAGTTTGATTGCCAAGAAACTGGCGAAAACGCTATGGACACTGGGTTCCTTAAAGTACTAGAGCATTTGCGTGAGGTCTGTGACTTCCCGTTTATAATTAATAGCGGGTACAGGTCACCTAACCATAGTATAGAAGCTGCAAAGGTTGCGACAGGTAAAAAATTAGGAACTCATGCACAAGGCATAGCCGCTGATATTAAAGTATCTGGAGGCGCACAACGCCTAGCTATAGTAAAACATGCGTCAGCTATGGGAATGTCCGTGGGGGTTGCAAAAACCTTCGTACACGTTGACACTCGTAAGACTGAGCCAATGTGTTGGTGCTACTAGGAAATAATCATGCCACTTAAAAAACTAATACTAAAGCCCGGAATTAACCGCGAGAACACTCGATACACTAGTGAAGGTGGTTGGTACGACTGCGATAAGATACGATTTCGCCAAGGTACGCCGGAAAAGATTGGTGGGTGGCAGCGTATATCAGCTACTACATTCCTAGGTGTATGCCGCTCTTTATGGAACTGGGTTACCCTAGGTAGTCAGAACCTGATCGGCGTAGGCACTAATCTGAAGTTCTATATCGAGAACGGTGGTGCTTACAACGACATCACACCCTTACGTGCTACTGTAACCCTGACTAGCCCGTTTGAGACTACTAGTGGTTCGCCTATAGTAGAGGTTACTGACGCTAGCGGCGGGTACTCTGACGGTGATTTTGTTACCTTTAGTGGTGCAAGTGCTGTAGGTGGCCTCACTCTAAACGCCGAGTATCAGCTAACTGAAACTACTACTGCTAACGTGTATACGGTTGATGCGGGCACTAACGCAAGTTCAAGTGCTACAGGGGGTGGTACGGTAACGGCTGCATATCAGATAAATGTTGGCCCCGCGTTTGTTGTTCCCCTAGTAGGTTGGGGCGCAAGTAGCTGGGGTTCTGGTACGTGGGGCATTGGTACTACCTCTACCGACTCTATACGCCTGTGGAGCCAAGCTAACTTCGGTGAAGACCTTGTCTTCGGGCCGCGTGATGGCTCTATATACCTCTGGGATGCCACAAACGGGCTAACCACTAGGGCAGTAGCTCTTACAGGCACGGAAGTACCAACGTCACAAAAACTCATTCTAGTGTCTGACATTAACAGGTTTGTGTTTTGCTTTGGCGCAAATGAGATTTTCTCCTCTACTGTCAACCCCATGCTAGTTCGTTGGTCAGACCAAGAAGATGCTACTAACTGGTCACCTGCGGCAACTAACCAAGCGGGCGACCTTATACTATCTAACGGCACACAGATCGTTGCTGCTAAACAAGCACGTCAAGAAGTACTAGTGTGGACTGACTCTGCCCTATACGCGTTACAGTACGTTGGTGCCCCCGCTGTGTGGACTGCACAGTTAGTCGGTGAGAACATCTCTATCGCTGCACAAAACGCTGTGGCCTACGCTAACGGCGTGGCTTACTGGATGGGTAAGGACAAGTTCTACATGTACGATGGCCGTACTCAACCCCTACAGTGCGACTTACGCAAGTTTATATTCAACGATTTTAATACAGAGCAGTACGAGCAGGTGTTCGCAGGGACTAACGAGTCGTACCACGAGATTTGGTGGTGGTATTGTTCTACAGACTCTAACGTGTCAGACCGTTACGTAGTTTATAACTACCTAGAGAAAGTATGGTACTACGGTACTATGAGTCGTACGGCATGGCTTGATTCGGGGTTAAGAAACTACCCACTAGCTGCTACGTACAGTAACAACTTGGTTAACCACGAGCAGGGTGTTGACGACAACGAAACAGCAGTCACTGCGGCTATACCTGCGTACGTATCCTCTGCACAATTTGATCTGGAAGACGGGCATCAGTTTGCCTTTATCTGGCGCATACTACCGGACATTACGTTTGATGGCTCTGAAGTAGGCTCTCCTATGGCTACCATGACGTTGTTGCCCTTGCAGAACTCCGGTTCGGGGTATAATGACCCAGCCTCTGTAGGAGGCTCTAATAGTGGAGGGATTACGCGTACTGCTACGTTACCCGTAGAGCAGTTTACAGGGCAGATATTCACACGCGTACGTGGACGGCAGCTTGCTATAAAGGTAGAATCTAGCGAGATTGGAGTTACTTGGCAGTTGGGTAGCCCGCGTATAGATATGCGAGCAGACGGGAGACGGTAATGGCTGTAGACAATACTAGGTACAATGTACCTTTTCGTGCGCCAGCTCTGCCTTACCCCCCGCAGGTATACGACCAACAGTCGTTTGAAGAGTTTAACAAAGTACTACGTATCTACTTTAACCAGTTAGATAACGCACTGAGAAACGCTATGGCAGTTCAAGAACCCTACGAGTTGCAAGTATCTAAAGGCCAGATTGCAGGTGCTACTTCGTTCTATAAGTTCGGATTTAACCCTGACATAGATGGCACTGAAGAGACTATATGGGGTACGGGAGGTAATTACCCTTACCTTACATCCGCCTCCACGGTGTATATAAGTAGTTCTAGCACTGCCGATTCTAACGGGGGTACGGGCGCTAATACGGTAACTGTAGAAGGTGTAGATGGTAGTTACAACGCTAAGAGCGTAACTGTGAACATGAACGGCCAGACTCAGGTGCAGGTAGGCGATGCTAGCTCGTGGTTACGTGTTAACAGGATATTCGTAGTTACCTCTGGTAGTGGGGGCACTGCTGCGGGAGACATATACGTAGCTAACAGTGGAGTAAGTTCTGGAGTACCCACAGGCGTTACGTATGCGAGCGTTACACAGGGAGACAACCAGTCGCAGATGGCGGTATATACTGTCCCTGCTGGACACACTTTGTACCTAGATGACGTTAGCTTTACCGCTGCATTGGGCATAGCGTCTAAGAATGTTACAGTTAAATTTGTACTACGTAACTTTGGCACTGACACGTTTAGGACTGGAATTATAGAGACTGTGCAGAGTAACAGCCTGTTAGTCCCTTTTAACTACCCGTTTGCTATACTAGAAAAAACAGATGTTGAGTGCCGTGCATTTTCGGACACTACCAACGTAGAAGTCAGCGCATCCTTCCAAGGCGTGTTAATAGCTAATTAAAGGGCATCTATGAAGACTTACGACAGCAAGAAGAAAAAACTTCCTAGGTACGAAGTACTCATGCGTTTCGCTGAAAACGTAGGTACGGGAGACATCCCTATAAAAGCCGCTATGGTATCCGTAGCGCAAGAATTAGCCATGCCTAACGCTAGTGTTGTGCAATTTGGTAACACAGTATTCGGTGGGCACAGCCGTAAGGGTGGCACTAAGATGATGGGCAGAGTGTTTAACGTGGACACCGCTGAAAACTTTGTCGCTAACATGTTGCAATATGTAGAGTACCTACAAGAAAAAGGTATAACGCATTATGTCGTGCAATTTGATAAATCTTATGGTGAGAAGTTAATGCCCGTACTAAAAGAGCTAAAAGATTTAATTACTCCTGCTGGCGGCAATATCCATGTAGGTATTACCGAAGACGATAAGTACGCGGTGTTCGTGCTAATACCTGAGATGGAGTCTTAGTATGAGTTTTGTAGTAGATGCCATTAAAGACATAGGAAGTTGGATCGACGATGAAATTTGGGAACCCATAAAAGACGTAGGTTCTTGGTTAGACGACGAAATATTTCAGCCTGTTATTAAGACGGTAGAAGATCAGATACAGGCGATCATTGACGACCCTGTAAAAGCCGTACTTAAAGCTGTAGCCGTAGCTACAGGGCAAGCTGCGTGGGCTTTACCTTTAATTGAGGGCGCAGATGCTATAGATGAAGGCGGTAATATTGGCGATGCTTTGAAGGCTGCTGCTGTATCGTATGTGTCTATGCAAGCTGGCGACGTAGCAGGAGAATTTGCAGCGGGAGTTGGGGAGTCAGTAGGTAGCGTAATATCCAATGAAGCTGTAAGTGCGTTTGTAACCGAAGCAGTTACCGCAGGTACTAGAGAAGCTATCGGAGCAGTTATAACGGGACAAGACCCTTTGGACGCATTTTTGTCGGGGGGTGTGAGTGTCGGAGTTGGTAGAGTCCTTGGAGAGATTAATGACCGTACAGGCGGGGCACTAGACAAACTAGAAGAGTTAGGTGAGTTTAGAGAAGACGATCCTAACACTCCTATAGTCTATGACGACGACGGCAAAGTAATATCTGGAGACGAATCCCAGTCCGTAGGTAGTATAGTTAGAGATTTAGTGCAGCAGGGTGTTACTGATCAGCTAGCTACTGGAGAGATTAACGAAAGACGTATGGCGGGCATAATCTCGTCTGCGGTTGTTACCACGAAAGTAGTGTCAGACCTCGTAGGGGACTATGTAGGCGACGATAACGCTCTGTTTAATACCAAGATGCTGACTGTATCCGTACAAAATGCCCTGAATGTCGCTATGACTGAAGGAGACGTGTCAGAAGCATTTATGGTTAGTCTGGCCAGACAGATTGGTTATGCGAGCGTAAAGGCTTTAAACGAGGGTACATTCCAACAAGAGTTTGGAGACGCGTGGGACAGAGTAACGGGTAAGTTTGCAACCTTAAACGATCAAGGGCTATTGGTAGAAGGAGCCGTAGATGCGCATACTGCCGTTGTAGATGAGATAAACGACATTGCCCAACAGATTAAAGAAGGGTCTGAAGAACTGCTTCGCTTAAAAGGTATACCGCAAAAAATCCTACAAGGTTCTGATGGCCCTATGCGTATGTCTAGGATAGAAAGAACTAGGTTAGAACTCGCACAGGATAATGTACTTATCTACGAAGCGAAGTTTCAGGAATTAGTGACTAACGAGCTTGCCCCTAGATTAGAGGTGTTAAACCCTTTATATGACAGCACTGCTGCGGATTACCAAACAGCCGTAGATAATTACACTGAGACTTATGCTACGTTAGAGGAGTCTACTCAAGAACTTAACGGGGCTTTAGCGCCTGCGTTTGCCGGTATTAATCAAGCCACAGTTGAAAACATAAGCCCTGATTTTGACGCTGAGTTCTACGCCGAGCAGAACGGTATAACTAAAGAAGAGGCGTACGACCACTATTTAACCGAAGGATTGTTTAGCAACCTACCTTCTAACCAGACTACTCTTACGGCACAGAACTCTGCGGCGGTAAATGGCGTAATAAATGCTGCCGCAAAAACAATAGGGTTAGATGCCTCTCAGTTAACTGATGCCCAAAGAAAAACTATAAGCGAAAAACTTACTACTATGGCTGGGTCGGGAAGCATATCAGACATACCCGAACAGAACGCTGTACAAGGCTTACTAAGCTCTATTAACAACCCCGATGGTACGGGCGAAGAGTTCTTTAAAGCTACACAAAATAATGACGGTAGCTGGGACTACGAGTATTCTTCTACTTCTAGTACGTTTGGTAAAGCTGAAGGAGTAACCAACGCAGATATACGCGACGGTAAGGCAGAACTAGTAATAGACCCTGACACAGGACAACGCGTTTGGACGAATGTACCTACGGAATCTCACTGGAATGAACATTTAGGAGACATAGTTCAGACAGACTCAGAGACAGGCGAGCAGTTCTATATGGATGCTGATGGCAACCGTATGAACGTAATGGACGTACCTGATGTAGACATAGATGCAGTAAACGCAGCTAACCCTAACGCGGGGATTGGGTCTGGAAACGACACCCTGCAAGATTTAGCAGAAAACGACCCTCAAGCCTTTACTGACGTAGTAAACGATAACAACCTTTCAAACCCAGACACAGGGGCTACCCCCGCACCTGACTGGTTATTACAGGCACTGGCAGACGGAGCTACCTACCTACAAGGTGATGAAGACACCGCGCCTGCTAGCGAAGCTGTTCAGAATGCGTACGCTAACGGTATACGAGCAACCGCAGGGATAATCGAATCGTTTAATGGCTTTGCTACCGCGTTTGGTTCTGACCCTGCGGGTACCGCAGCGGGTAAGTTTGCTGCTGATATGGCTAAGATTGGAGAAGGCGCTAACACCGCAGGATACAAAGAAGCCGTTGGCGGTATGCGGGAGTTCCAAGCGGGGCTAGAGCGTAAAGACGACCCTAATACTCCTATAGTCTACGACGAAAACGGTGAGTATGTATCTGGAGACGAGAGTAAGAAGAGTCTTTGGGAAGGTGCGCAGGGTATATTTAAAACCGCAGCTAACCACCCCGCAGCATTCTTTGGAGAATACGTATCCGTAGAGTTCATGCAGGAAGCAGCGCCGTTATTAGTGGGCGGTCTAGCTACTCTAGCAGGCCGAGCTACGGCAAAAGTCTTAGGTGCTGGACTTACAAAGGAACTATCGCAAGAAGCCGCACAAGCAATAGGTAGAAAAGCAGGTCTTACCGCTGCCGCAGCCACTGATGTAGCAGAAGCATGGGGAGGCACCGCAGGTGGTGCGTACGAGCAAGGCCACGCTACCTTTATGAAGATGGCGGGTAAAGAAGCAGACATATTAGAATTATCTGGCCCTGCTAGAGATGCTTTCTTAGCTGCGCAAGATATAAAAGCACGGGAGTATGCCCTAAATTTAGCTATTAATTCCGGTAACGTAGCAGGAGTCATGGCTATAGGTTCTCTTGCCGTAGGTGGCATGGCACTTGAGAAGTTGTTTATAAACGGAAAGCCTCCTGTAGAGTTTAAAGGGCTGTACAACGAAATATCAAGGCGGTTGTCAGAAGGCGCTACAATAACTGTTAAAGAAGGCGTAACAGAAGCCTTTGAAGAAGGCGCGGCTACCGGATACACGTCAGGAAGGCTATCGCTAATAGACCCTGATATTGATGTAATGGGGGATGTTGGAGCCGCCGCTGCGTTAGGAGGGATAGTAGGAGGTACTATATCTGGAGGCATATACAGCATAGCGTCTACAGGTGACTTTGTATCCGACCTAGTAATAAGTAATAACCCTGATGCGTTAGAGCTTCTAAACAACTCCGAAAACTACAGCCAAGAAGAATTACAGACCAAGCTAAACAATTTCTTGGGCGACCCACAAGTTGCCACCGATGCAATGAACTTCTTGTACGACGAAGTTTACACAAGCACTGCCGAAGCTGTTGATGCACTAGAATCGCTAGGGCTACCTTACACACCTGAAGACGTTACCAATACCACAGGATCAACCCCCGATGCCGACTTAGATGATGAGTTAGCTTCGTACTGGGCAATGGCCTATGGCAATGATAACGACAGTGACGGGGATGGCATACCTAACAACCAAGACCCTAACCCTAGCAGCCCGTATACCGATGCTGAAACGCCCCCCTCTGCTGACCCTGTTGATCCTCAAATAGAAGCAGATAGATTAGCCGCTGAAGCCGAAGCAGATAGGTTAGCCGCTGAAGCACAAGCAGAAGCAGATAGGTTAGCCGCTTTAGCCGCTGAAGCCGCCACACAAGCAGAAGCAGATAGATTAGCCGCTGAAGCAGCCGCAGCCCAAGCCGAAGCAGATAGGTTAGCCGCCGAAGCTGAAGCCGCAGCTCAAGCCGAAGCAGAAAGACTCGCTAAAATAGAAGCAGATAGATTAGCCGCTGAAGAAGAAGCAGATAGATTGGCCGCTGAAGAAGAAGCAGCTCAAATAGAAGCAGATAGGTTAGCTGCGGAGGAAGAGGCAGGAGGTAGGTGGGTAGACTTGGGGCCATACGGCGGTCGTGTATGGATAAGCAACGATGGCACTATTACTTCCGGGCCTCCTTCTGATGTTGATCCTCAAATAGAAATAGATAGGTTAGCTCAAGAAGAAGCAGATAGGTTAGCTCAAGAAGAAGAAGCAGCCGCAGCGCAAGCCGAAGCAGATAAGTTAGCTCAAGAAGAAGCAGATAGGTTAGCTCAAGAAGAAGCAGATAGATTAGCTGCTGAAGAAGAAGCAGATAGATTGGCCGCTGAAGAAGAAGCCACTAGATTGGCTGCTGAAGAAGCCGATAGATTAGCTGCTGAAGAAGAAGCTGCACGGTTGGCTGAAGAAGCTAGATTAGCCCAAGAAGAAGCAGATAGATTAGCTGAAGAAGCTAGATTAGCGGATATAGCTGATAGAGAAGCCGCGCAAGAAGCCGCTAGATTAGCCGCAGCAGAAGCTGCACGGTTGGCGGAAGAATCTGCTGTAGCTAGAGATGCCATAGCAACGGGTGAAAGAGATGCTATTGCTGGTAGGGTAGGTACCCGTGCAGTAGAAGATGACCCTAATACAGAAGAGGATGAATCTGCTGATGCTACAGGTATATACAAAGAGATAGAAGACCTATTAGCTCAAGGTGATAGCATAGAAGAAGCTATTGCTAAAGTCGCAGGTGATTTGGGTGAAACTGAAGAA